CTGAGCTTGAACGTCTATGGGTAATCTATCGGTTGCGGCTGATAAGTCGTAGCAATAGAACCACTCAGTAGATTCAGTTTTCACCAAATCCCTAAGCGGCTTATGCTGATCGAACGTACCATCCTGGGGTATGCGAGATAGAAGATCAAATAATAACTGATGAACCGGTCTAAGGACAACTTGGATAAAGTAGTTAGTCATAGCTACAATCCTAGCCTTACCTGCCTGGTCATACACAACTGAAAGCTTACCAAGAGGTAGTCTAGTCGACCACCCCTTGATCGTTTTTATAACAACGAAAGCTGGAAGTAAAAGTATCATCATTCCAAGAAACCATACGGTAAACAGGACTCCTTTTAATGTCAAAGGAACCATACGCAGCATGTATAAAGCTGACAATGGACTGTCCCAGTAAGCCATCACATCTAATATAGAAGATATGGTGGACTTACTTGCCAATGGGGAAGCGGATTCCAGAATTATAAATTTCAGGTTCGCTTTTCTCGGACGAGTAAGGATAAGTTCCTTAACTGCGCGAGTCAATATTGTCGGATCTAACACTCTCGTGATGCCCGTAAAACCATCTGTGATGGTACCAAGATCAATTCGCGGCTTAGTTGGGAAAACTCTATATATTGAAATCGACGTTAAAATTACTCTTAACATCTTATAATCCATGTTAACGATTAGTGATCTAAATGTAACAGGAATTATATTCGGTAGGCCGTTTGGGTCAACCGAAACTAGAACCTTTCGGCTTTTTGTTTCAGGGTGACCGCTAACGAAACGAATCACTAACCTTGACACTTCTTTCATATACAAGAAGGCAAAGTTAGGTCCGCTCTTTTTAAATAGAGTTAGGATTCGCTTCGATAGCAACTTTAAAGGCACCTGCATCTCTTTGTCAATAGCAAAAGCCCAACTGATTAAATCATAAAAGCCACGGAACTCCTTTTGAGAGATCCAGGCTTTACGATTTAATCTTGATTTAGGACTAATGAATGATAAGGATACTGAATTTATAAAGTTCTTTGTCATTACATTATGAATAAATCATCACCGATTAAAGTGATGGCATGTCTTCTCACATGCTTAGCCAATGACACGATTACTCGTTTACTGGACGCAATAATGTAAACATTAAAGCGAGGTCTGTCTAGGGAGTTATTGGCGTGCTCTACCTCATAGTATATTTAAACCGGGGAGGTAGTGCTGTCGGTTAATGACCG